TCATGCCGGGCTGGCGAGCCTCAGCGAAGATCTGCTCCTCATCGGCGTGAGAGAGGTGCGGACCCATAAGGGCACGAGCGTCTCCCTCGAAGATGTTGGAATGCATCAGAGTATCACCCCCGAAGTCGCCGTGTTCGGCGTCCTCATCGTAGTCTTCGTCGTCATAGTCCTCATCGAACTCTTCGTCCTCGTCGAAGTCCTCATCATCGTCGTCAACGTCACCGCTGATCTCCTCGATAAGGGCCGCAACAGCCAGACGCTGGTCATCGTCGAGGGTCTCGAGGACATCGGCGACCGTGAGGTCGTCCTCGTCGTAAACCTCGTCTTCGTCCATGGATTCTGTGTCCTCCGTTGTTTCTCCGGAATCGTGCGAGAGCGTGAGACCGGAATAAATGACGGCCTCGTCCTCGGACTCGGTCCATGAACCATCCGAGTGCTCCAGAGCAACGTTGTCGATCAAGGCGCCCGGGTTGGCCCCGGACAGGACCATGGAAACCTCGACGATGTTGCCGTGAATAACGTCAGCCCCTCGCTGGTCGAGGCGGTTGGCGTAGATCGAGAGAGCCTTGACGTCGCCGTGCTTCACGAGCTCCTTGGCGTTCTCCGCGCCCGGAGTGTCGTTGAAAGCGCAGTAGGCGTAAACACCCTCATTGCGATTCTCGAGCAGTGCGTGCCCGAGAACGTTGTCGACGGCGTTGTGCCCATGCTGCCATACAAGCGGCACGCGCTGGCCGTCATTCTCCTTGAACGCATTATGCTTGATAGTGCGTCCGTCGGAGCAGGTCAGGTCGTTCTTAGTGGCCCAGCCACTGAAGTCGAACTTCATCCTTCTCCTCTGACTTGGCTCATCGGCATGCTGAGCACTGACTGAACATCAGGACCGGAGTCCGAAATATCCCCCTCGCCGTCCAGGGAGGTATCACCCATCTGAGGGTTGATGTTCGGGTTCTGCAACTGATCCGCCTGCTCGTTCGGGGACGGTGGAAGACCGATCCTCGTACGCGCCTCGTTCGGCGTGATGACCTGGTCCCTGAGCATGGTGTCCAGGGACGTGACGATCTGGCTCGGCGGAACGTTCTTGAACGGATCACGGATGTACTGCACGGCCTGTCCCTGGGTGCGCGCGGTCTTCGTGAGGAAAGCCTTGCTCATCCCGTCGGCGAGTGCCGAGAGTACAGGCTCCACAGCCCGGTTCCAATAGTGCGTCCAGACGATCTCCGTCGCAGTGCCCTTGAAGACGTCCTCCGAGATACCCAGTCGACTCATGAGCTCGGCGGTGAGGAACTTGATCTGATCAAGCAGATTGTTCTCTGCCGGGCGGTTCAGCTGAGTAATCTTCTCGGAACCGTCGGTGTAGGCGATCCCGTGGCCGCCCTTGCCGAGCTGATCCTCGATAGACTGGATGCGGTTCTCCGCCCGCTGGCGCATGGCTTCGGTCTTGACGACATAGGGGAGCTGGATGATGATGTCCAGCTTTCCGGTGTACGTCTTCTCGTCGGCCAGGTCCAGCATGGAGAGCTTGCGGCTCAGTCGCTTGAGGGTCGAGTTCGGCTTGTTCATCACCTCATAGAGAGGATTCTCGATGATGGCGACGGTGCGCTTCGGCAGGATTACCCGCTCCTTGGTAGAGCGAGCCTGGTTGTAGACCTCAACCTCGACCTGCTCGGGGAACCACTGTGTGATCCGCCCAACTCGCAGTTGCTTGATGTCGAAGCTGTTGTTGGTCCTCGGGTCCAGGTCCGATTCGACCGGAACGATTGCGATTACGCCCTCGTCGAACAGGGACAACACGGCATCCTGGATGAAGGCCCGGCCGCTCTGATCGATGTTGGGTTCCAGCATCAGGCAGTCGTTCAGGGCTGACCGCCGAACGCCAACAAACGTTCCATTTTGAGCTGTGTCGACATGTCGGATCGGCGTGGCGGACACGTCGATAGCGATCATGTTGAACAGCGACGAGATGATCGACTTGTCGGCCGTCCATCCGAGAGCGAGCCGGTCGGCCCGTACGCTGTAGGAAGGACCGAGGTTCGATCGGTCGACGTCCCTGCCAGTGAAGGCGTTGTAGGCGTGCTGTAGTCTATCTCGCAGTCCTATGTCCTTCACCTCCTAGTCGAACATGTCCTTGTTGAGTTTGTAAGCGACCCAGGCGTCCATCAGGGCGGCGACCGAGTCGATCTTGTTCTCCCGTCGGGCCTTCAGGAGCTTGCGGTTCCCGTTGGTGTCCTCCAGGGTGATGGCGTTCCCCATCGTGAAAGTCATCATGGACTGGTCGAAGAGGAGCTTGCGATCCTCCGCCATGTCCTTGATCTCGCCAAGGGGCACAGACTCGGTCCGGGCTCCTTGGATCACCTTCTCGATGCCGAACGGTCCGTTCTCGTTCTCCCAGCGAGTCACGAACTCTTTAGCGTTGTATGGGTCGAAGCCCAGGCAGCGCACATCGTACTCGCAGTCGGCGATGAACGCCTCGAGGTCTTCGTAGACGTTCATCATGTCAAGAACCGTACCCTCGAGCACCATGAGGGAACCCTCCTGCAGGAATTCCTCGTACTTCTGACGAGTGGCTCCCGGAAGGCGCAGCATGGTGCGCTCAGAAATGTAGCAGCGCGTCTTGACGCCAAACCTGCCCCGGCTGAGGGGGAACAAGAACGTGAAGGCAGTGAAGTCATCGCCTTGCGATAGGTCGACGCCGATGGAACAAGGCATACCCCAGAAGTCCTGACGGTTGTGCCGCAGGGTCTCCTCGTAGGTGAAGAAGTACGTGTACCCCTCCATGGGGATTCCGAACCTCTTGGCAAGGATGTCGTTCCTAGCCGCAGGCACATGCTCCGCCCTTTCGACGTCGCGCTGATATGTCTCATAGGAGACCGTAGCGCCGAGGTTGGGCTGGGCCTTCAACCAGGTCGACGGATCCCCTACCTCTTTGAGGTCATCGAGCCTGTAGTAGAAGATGGATGTGTGAGGATCTGAGTACTCCCCTCGAAGAATGTTGAGGAGCTCCATCTTCATGTTGTCGCCGGCCGAGTTCCGGACGGTACCCTCTGAGGACACGGCCAAGATAAGCCAGTCGTCAACCTTGGACGCCCCCTGCTCGATAGCGCCGACCACGTCTTCACGAATATCGCCCGAGAGCCACTCGTCCACCGTGTTCATCTTGGTGCGGAGGCCCTGGAGCTTGTCGATCGACATAGGTCTAACCTCGAGCAGGCTGTTAGTCATGAAGTTCTCGATCCCCTTCTTGGTGGGGACGAGTTTCTGCCTGAGAGCGCGGCTACCGGTCGTGTTCTGCAAAGACCCCTGAGTCATGAAATCGAACAGGGGGCCCTTGGCTCTTGTAATTGCAGTGCGAAAGGGTTGCATGACCTCCTCAGCCTGCTTCATCGTCGGCGCGGTCGTCACCTGGTGGGTGGTCGACGTGTCGATTGTGAGGAAGTAGGCTTGGAGGAGGGTTTCATACAGAGACTTCGCCCCGCCTCGAGCGACGATGATATACTGCTTGTTGATGAGGCGTTGCTTCACCCGGCGCTTCTCGAAGTGGCCGCCAGCCGTCGCCTTGTTTGGGACGTAGACTGATCGCTCGGTGAAGATCCACCATCCGAAGATCTGTTCAGCCCAGAGCTTGAAGCTTGGTAGGAGTCGAAGATCGGATCCGTCGGTTAGAGTCATCTCCGCTTCCGCGAAGCGGATGAACCCCTCCACAGCGTCGCTATCGTAATAAAAACCGGGATTGCGAATCCGATCATCGATCCTATTCATCTCCATCTCGATCTCCTTGCAGATCGGAATCCGACCCGCGAGGACATCATCTCTGAACTCAGCGTAATATCGCGGGGTAGCGGTATTAGAGAGCATGGTCAGCGACGGCGCTTCCTAGAGCCCTGGGTCTTCTTCCGACTGCGCGCTGCCCCAACCGCGGCACCTGCCAGATTAGCGCTCAATCCGCCGGCGGCCACCAAGGCGATCTTGTCGGAATTGGAGAGCTTGCCCTTGGCGAGTTTGAACTTGGGGCGCACGACCCGGGTCCCGCTGGTGGCAAGCTTCCGGAAGCCAACCTCTTTGCCAGCAGCCTTCTTGGCGAACTTATACCTAGCTGCGTACGCCGCAGACTTGGCCGAGGCGCCTGGGGACTTAGCGGCCCTTGACGCTTTACTAGCTGCAGACTTAGCGGCGCTTGCGGCCTTGCCTGCTGCAGAACCCGCCTTAGACTTAGCCGAACGCGCCGCCATACCGGCTGCGGACTTTACTCCACCCACGCCGCCTGCAGCGGTCCGACGCGCCTTGTTACCGACCTTCCACGCCGCTTGCTTGGCCCGGAAGCCAGCGGAACGAGCTGCGTGGCCTGTCTTGAACGCGGCAGCGTTGGCGGCGAGACGACTGGCCTCCGCGTACTTTCCGGCCTTGGTGGTCTTCAGCTTCTCGGCCGCGCTCTTGGCGTTGGCGGACTGAGCCTTAGCGAACCGCTTAGCCTGAGCCGACTTGACTCGAGCCTGGGCACCGAGGTTGCGACCCTTGCCCTGGGCGTAACTCTTGGCAGAGGCCCCGTGCTTCTTGGCCAAGGCAGCAATCTTCTTGCCGTTGCCCGATTTGTGTAGATAGTATCCTGCCCCGGCGGCTGCTGCCGTTCCGAGAACGCCGGCAATGGCGGCTTTCTGCTTGCGGGAGAGGCCCTTGCGCTTCTTGGTTGATCCGGCGCCTCCAGAAGCGGCTCGTTGCTTGCGAACGCCCCACTTCATGCCTTTGACGCCATGGTGAGCGAGGACCTCGTCCTCATCGATGAAAAACAGTGTGTCTGTCATGTCATAGTCCTATTACTTGAACCGTTTGGCGCCCTTGATGGCGGCGGATCCGCCCTGGCTAGCAGCCTTCTTCAGGCCCTTCTGGATTGCGTTCTGCAGGGTGTTAAATACAGCCTCCTCAGCCGCCTTACTCACCTTGCTACGGTAGCGCTCCATCCGGGTCTGGGTCAGCTGACGGTATTCCTTCTCCAACCGGAGACGGTTGTTGGCCCGCCTGAGCTGATCATCAGACATGCCGTCTATTTTGGCCTTCTTGCTGGAGCTCCACTTCTTCGCGCCCTTGATGCGAGACTTGCGGATTCCCCAACGCATGCCCCTGACGCCGTAGTGAGCGAGAACATCGTCGTGCTGAACGACTCTCTTGATCTTCCGCGCCCCTTTAGCCGCTTTGGTGAGTAGCTCTCGCTCGGTGGGAGCGATACCGGCAGCCTTAGCCCCCTGATACCCCAGATAACCTAGCGCCAGAGCACCTCCGGCCCGACCGACGTTCCCTGTGGCGATGTTACCAACGCCGCGAACAGTCTTGCCTGCGGAGTTGCGGGCGTTCTTCCGACCGCGCTGCCTCCGGGCCTGAGAAGCCCGCTTGGACATGTCGGTATTAGCGACGGCCTTGTCGAATTCGCTCTTGTAGAACGGATCCTTCGAGCGAGCCTTGACAGTTGCCTTGATCAGCTTCCGCCGATTGCCTGCACCCTCGCCGTAGTACATCTTGGCCTGGGTGAATTCCTTGGCGTCACGACGAGCACGGCGGCGAACGCCCCATTTCATGCCCTTGACGCCGTAATGCATCAGCTCCGAATGACCCATTCGCTTGTTATGCCCCTTCTTGTAGTACCTACGAGCGGCTTCAGCGAGAGTTGCATCGGTTGCGTAGGTCTTGCCTAGCTGCCCGGTGTCGAGTTCGTTGTAATACTTCTCTCGACGCTCGGTAGCAGTGAGCTGACGGTTGCGCTGGTTGCCAAGACGCCAGTCTCGGGCCGCCTTTGCTTGCGCCTTACGCTTCTTGATGAAGGCCTCGATCGTAGCGATGTCGTGATCGCCATACTTGGCCTTGAGCTTGGCCTCGTACTTGGCACGGCGCTCAGCATTCCGCTGCTCACGGCTCTTTCGAGCGCCCTTGCGCATCCCCTTGACCCCGTAATGCATGAGTTGGTCGCTCATGGAGTCTCCTTCTGCAGGTTGATACGCCAGGCGTACTCCTGAAGCTGCTTCTCGATCGCCGTCACGACGAAAGAGTTAGCAGGCGGGTCGAATACGAGCCGCACTTGCAGATACAGGTACGTCTTGATGGCCTCGACGTTCTTCGTGACGCCACTGAGGTACTGATCCCAGGTCTCTGTCTTTCCGGTGATCTTGAACGAGGGGAGACCGATCTCCTCCGCGATCATGAGCGCCGAGTTTGTGTGGAGAATGATCTCCTGATCGAAAGCCGTATAGTCCTCGGTGATGCCGAGAGCCTTCTTGATGTCATTCAATATCGAATCAGCCACGGTCACCTCCAGGGTATCGTGTCGTTCGGCGTTCTCTCGACTAGAGGCTTGGGTAGCAGGCTCGCATCGCCGAAGTGAATCGCGTTATGTGTGTCGTGTCGCACGCAGACCAGGTATTCGGGGTCGAGGATGTCGGGATTGAACTCTCCCTCGAGGTCCTCGGGCCGAATCGGGTTCATGTGATGAACGAGAATCTTACCGTAGATGTCGTGACCCGGGACCCCGAGGTCGCATGCGTCGTCTCTAAGGATAACCTTCTGCCTTGCTTGACGCCATTCGGCAGAGTGGTAGAAGGATTGGTTCAGATACCGTTCGAAACCGAAGGTCTGATCTCCTGGATCCTGATTGAGACGTAGGTACTCGTACCGTTCCTCGAAGGATTCGATGCGAGAGAGTTCATGGTAGGTCCGAATCCGACTCAAGACCCACACCCCCTCCGGCGTAGGACTTGAATGCCTCGAGAACCTCCTTGTAGGCCTCCTCCCCTCGTGCTGAGGCCGCCAGAGCGTCGGCTTTGGCCTTGAGCATGTCGTTCTCGGCCTTGATTCGCTCCTGCTCCAACCGCTCACGGCTCGTGGCGAGCTTGAGGTAGTGCGTGATGATGGAAGGAGGAGCCGTGCCGTCCAGTAGCATCTCCTCGGCTCGCTGGACTGCGAGCGAAATGAGTTGATTCTCCTGCTGCTCCGGAGTGGCGGCCCGTCCTCTGGGTGACTTCTTGGCCCTTGCCACGGAGTTCTCTCCTATTCCGGGTTCCTTTGCTGTTTCCGAATCCGGGTTTCAGGTAGGACAGGACGACTTGCGTACCCCTCGTTGGGTAGAAAGGAACGAACGCAAGAAGACCCCAACGACACAGGTCGTCCTGTCTTATCCGAAACCCGGATTCGGTGTGCCCAAACCTACCTCCGGGGAAAATGCGAGG